TTGCTTTTAGGCATTTCCTTAAGAGCATCATCAAAACCAGATTGGATAGCCTCCCAAAGACGTGGGACAGTTGCCATGACAATTGGTTGAACTCTTGGCAGGTCAATCTTTAACTTTTTAATCGTCGTATAAGTTTGAGTACATGTACAAGCTGTATCAGAAATTTGAATCGCTTATTGGAGGCGAAATTGTTGAAGATGGAACGGCTCATAGAACAATTATGCATTTTAGTTACGATTGCGCCCCAAAACAACTTTACGATCAAAACCTCATTAACCAAGCTAAGGCTAGCATGAGTCAAAGCCAATTTGATAGGGAGTTTGGGGCTATTTTTACCGACGACAGCTCTGGATATTTTAAGATTTCAAAAATGGCTGCCTGCACTGTCCCTGATGGCCAAAGCCCTTGCGTAGAGTTAGCTGGAGAACCTTCCGACAAATACTTGATATCTTTTGACCCAAGTTGGGCAGAAAGCGAAAGCTCTGACGATTTTGCCATGCAGGTGTTTAAGCTTAACGATGAATCTAGAACAGGCACTTTAGTTCACAACTACGCTATGTCGGGAGCCCGTCTTAAGGATCATATTTTATATTTTCATTATCTTCTCAATCATTTTAATGTAGTTGCTATTGTAGGCGACTACAATGGCGGCGTACAATTTTTAAACGCATGTAACGAAAGCAGCCTTTTTAAACAAAATAATATGAAGATCGACATCATTGGTTCAGATCTTGATAATTTGGAAAATTATCAGCAAGGATTGCGAGATGCTAAATTAGAATACAATTTAGAAAAGAAAAAAATATGTATATTGCGCAAACCTACATCCCAATGGATTAGACTTGCAAATGAATTATTACAAGCTAATTTTGATCATAAACGAATCTTTTTCGGATCTAGGGCCGTGAATGACGATTATCAAAAACAAAGAAATAAGAGAATCCCAATAAAAGATTTGAAATTTTTAAGGCATATGGATTCTGAAAAACAATCATCTGCAGCTAAAATGATAGACTTTGTAGAATACCAAGTTGATTTAATGGAGAAGACAAAAGCAGAATGCGCATTAATACAAATCAAAACTACTGCGCAGGGCACTCAAACCTTTGACCTGCCAGACAACTTAAAAAGACAAACCGGGCCAGAGAAAGCTCGTAAGGACTCTTATTCTGCGCTTGTACTTGGAAACTGGATGATTAAGATATATTACGATATGATGAATGTAGAAAGCGAAAACATTCAAACAACTTTCACTCCCGTCTTTGTAGCATAAGTCAAAAGTTAACTTTTAACTTTTCTTAGACTTTTGATAGACTTTCGTGTATCATAGTATATGCCTAAAAGAAAATACACCAAGAAGTCGGAATACTGGGACAAATTTAAATCAAAAGACCTCAACGAATTAATTCAAGAAACTAGAGGTGCGGAAGAAGGCTGGAATCCTAGTTTAGAGGGTGAAGCTTATTATGCTCAAAGCTCATTAGCAAGCTATGAAAGAACTGGTAAGAAAGGGTCTTCCGAGATTTCTAGAACCAAAAGTAGATTTAATGGTGCTGCTGTTAGGCGAAAACCTTGGAAGTATGCAAATATACAAGAAGGTAGTCTGCCATATCATTATTATAAATCTGGCTGCGATATTCGTGAAGCTATAATGCTTTGTCAAAAGGCTTACGCAAACATTCCTATTTTTAGGAACGTCGTTGATATTATGTCTGAATTTGCCAATACCGAATTGCATCTCGAAGGAGGCACGGAGAAGTCTAGGACATTTATAGACAAATGGATGCAAAAAATTAAAATATGGTCAATTAAAGATCAATATTTTAGAGAGTACTATAGAAGCGGAAATATCTTCATGTATAGGCTTGATACTAAATTTAGCACTGACGATTTTAATCGTATGTCTACTATTTATGGATCTGAGTTTATTAAGCCGGGAGAGATTCCAATTAGATATATTATGTTAAATCCTTATGATATAGCAACTGTAAAATCTGCTAGTTTTGACGGTCAGGTATATAGAAAGGTTTTATCGGAATTTGAGCTTGAGAGATTAAAAGAACCAAAAACTCAGTACGATAAAGAAGTACTTGATGGATTAAGCGAAAAAGACAGAGAGGCTATTAAAAAAGGTAGATTCGGACGGGATGGTATTTTTATACAACTTGATCCTCATAGATTATTATATTCATTTTATAAAAAACAAGATTACGAGCCATTTGCTATACCTTTTGGTTATCCTGTGCTAGACGATTTGAATTGGAAGCTGGAATTAAAAAAAGTTGATCAAGCTGTTACTAGAACTATAGAAAATGTAATTTTGCTAATTACAATGGGCAACAGCCCAGACAAAGGAGGTATTAATCCTCATAACCTAAAAGCCATGCAATCACTTTTTTCAAATGAGAGTATTGGGCGCGTTTTAGTTAGTGACTATACTACAAAAGCAGAATTTATAATACCAGATTTAAATCGAGTATTAGGGCCTGAAAAATATCAAATAGTAGATCAAGATATTAAGGAGGCTTTACAAAATGTAGTGGTTGGTCATGAAAGATACAGCAATACTCAGGTTAAGGCCCAAATATTTCTTGAAAGACTAAAAGAGGCACGAAACACTTTTATTAACGAATTTTTGCAACCTCAAATTAAATTGGTTTGCCAAAACTTAGGTTTTAGAAAATATCCGACAGTGCGATTCCAAGAAATTGATCTTAAGGATGAAGTTCAACTACAAAGAGTGACTACAAGGCTTATGGAATTAGGTATATTGACCCCAGAGCAAGGTATACAGACAATTAAAACTGGAATATATCCTGAGAATCGTGAAATCGGAGAAGGTCAAGAGGATTATTTAGAAGATAGGCAAAAGGGACTCTACTCTCCTTTGGTTGGTGGTCAACCCCTTCCATTAAGCGAAGAGGAAAAAGAAGAGCAAATGGAAATGGAGCAAATGAAAATAGATCATTTGCAAAAAATAAATAAAGAAAACTCTCCTAATAACCCTGCTGTTCCAAACAAGGCGACTCCTAATCAAGAAGGTCGCCCTTCAGGATCTAATACTAAAGAAAAGAATGCTTTTGCAAACAGAAAGGATATACAGGAAACTATTTATTCTACTGAGAAATTATTCTCTTTTGCAGAAAAGGAAATGAAAGCAAATAACGGAATTAAGCGTTTGTCAAAACAAAAAAAAGAATTACTTCATGAATTATGTAAAACTGTAGTAATATCTTCATCTAAAGACGATTGGGAAAGTTTAGTTTCTGCATGTACTAAGGATTTCAACCAAATAGAGTCACTGTCAACTATACCTGAGATTTTTGAAATAGCTAGAGAGAATGACATGGAGCTTTATACATCAGCTCTATATTATCATAGCAGAAATGACGAGCAAGATTCTCAAAAATAATTTTCTTGTGTAAATAAATTTACAAACTTTCAATTATTATTATGGAACTTAATTTTTCTAAAAATATAAATAACTCAACGGAGTTGCAGCAAATCATTGCTGGACAAAAAAGTCGGCAAGAAATTAATGATCTGCTAGATTCTGATTTTGCTTATATTGAGCGCGGGGGACAAAAGATAGAAGGTAAAACAGTTCCTCGATCCTTAAGACATTTACCCATTTCAAATGCTGCAGAAGTAGAACAATCTATTGAGCAATTTGAAAATTATCCTCTTCCTGCTCAAGCCAAAGAAGAGGCGTCTCAGAGACTTGCCGAGGCAGCAAAGAAGCATAATGTAGAAATCAAAGCTGACTGGGAAAAGACAGATACTAAAGAATTAAAGAAGGACACTAAAAAAGAAAAAGAAAAGCACGAAAAAGATGCTGTTAAAGACGACAAGTCCAAAATCAAAAACTTAAAAAAGGGCAAGCCTTCCGAGAAGAAAAGTGTCGAAGAACATGACCTCAAGAAAGACGAGGAGATGGATAAAGAGGATGAGACTAAATATTCTAAGGCCGAAGAAGCTAGCGCCATGAAGATGGAAGAAGATGACGCTATGATGAAAAAGATGTACTCCCGCATGGATGAAATTAAAAAGGCGAGGAAGGACATGGATAAAGAATATGCAATGATCGAAAAAAAGCTCGGCGCCATGATGAAGAAAGTTAAGGCCAGCTCGAGTGAAAATGACTGATCGTCAAGATATTGATTCTATTCGTTACGGCGAGGTAGATAAAAATTTAAAGAAGAAAGCGGCGGAGAAATCCCCGCTTCTTTCTTTGGGGGACATAGAGCATAAGCCTTTTAACCCCAATAGCAGCAAAGAAACGGCTAATGAGCTTTTGTATATTCAAAAAGCACAAAACGCTAATAATGAATGGCACAAAGGAAGTTACAAAGAAAAATTAGACAAAGACTTTGTAAACATTTTTTTTGATTACGCTAATGAGAATAGTTTAATTTTCGACAAAGAATATATACTTGACGCAGTCAGCCAAGTAGACTCTATTATCCTTGGATTAAAGTTATTCTATAATAGGCCTAGACCATATCAGATCAATAAATATCATGGTATAGATATAAAAGTCAATGATACCGACACGGCTCAAACGCCATCTTATCCTAGTGGTCATGCATTACAAGGCAGGCTAGTATACAGGCTTTTAGCTGACATTCATGTGGATCATGAAGCTCAATTAAGAAATATTAGTGATCAAATCAGCATGGCTAGAATAATCAGAGGAGTTCATTTTCCTACTGATAATGCTTTTTCCAATTTAATTGTTGACAAATATATTATACCTAAACTTAAAAAAAGCGTGTACCTTCCTGCAAAGAAAGAAAAAAAAGAAATGAATGCCAAATTTAAACATAAAATAAATTTTGAAAATCATATACAAGCATCATGCTTTGATGGGACTTGTAAAAGGTTTCAAATTAGCGAGGCTTCTTTAGAAAATTTAAAACCTCTTATTCCTGCAGAAGTAGATCTGGAAAAAAATATTGATTTACTTGGAGTCGCTTTTAACGCAGCGGTTGTTAATAAATTCAATAAAAATGGTGATGGTATAGATACTCAAACAGCTTTAGCGGTTAATGATTATTTTATTCACAAGCCAACAAACATAGAACATAACAAGCAAAAAGTAGTAGGCCATATCGTTACATCTTCTTTTAGTGATATGAATACTAATGAAATTTTATCTAAAGAAAGCTTGGCCAACAAGAAAGATCCATTTAATATTGCTTTAGGAGCATTAGTATATAAGATAGTAAATCCACAATTCGCTCAAATGCTTGAAGAGTCAAATGAAGGCAAAGAATATCATAATATAATTTCAGCTAGTTGGGAAATCGGATTTAATGATTTTTATATAGCGGTAGGAAGCGACGATCTTAAGGATGCTGAAATAGTAACCAACCCAAGCCAAATAAAAGAGCTTAAGCAATATTTAAAAGCTTATGATGGGGCCGGAGTAATGGATGATGGTACTATTGTCAATAGATTAGTCGTTGGAAATGTTTATCCTTTAGGTATAGGATTTACTGCTAATCCAGCCGCAGATGTCGAAGGCGTAATAGTAAAAAATACAGAAAATGTAAAAGTAGAAAAAGAAGAAATTGATGCTGAAGTTTTTCATGTAAATAACATGGATCAATACAAAAAAACAGATTCAAAAGAAAAAAATAGTTCCCTTTTAGAAGAAAAGGCTGTAAACACAACAAATACATTAACTATGGATACTCAAGATCTACTTAAACAAATCGAGGGCATGCTTTCCGAAAAAATTGGCGATAGCCAACAATTCGAAGAAGCCGTTGCCAGTGTTTCCAAAGTAATGATGGATGCAATCAAGGAAAAGGATTCCGAGTGGAAAGAAGAAAAGGCCGCTCAGGAAAAAGCTCTTAGCGAATCCAAGCAAGCTGAAGAATCTCTTGCTGGAGAAGTTGAAGAGCTTAAGCAAAAGCTTGAAGCTTCCGAATTACAATGGAACGAATTGGCTGAAGAAAAACGTCTTCGCGAAGCAAAGGATCTCTTTAACTCTCGTATGGCTGCCATTACGGAAGCTTTCGAACTGGCTGAAGATGATCTTAAAATTGTTGCTTCCGAAGTATCTGAACTTGAAAATGCTGAAGAAGCATTTGCTAGTTATCAAGAAAAGCTGACCGTCATGTGGAATCATAAGACCAAGGCGTTTATTGAAGAACAAGAAAAGTCTTTTAATGAAAAGCTTGAAGCAGAAGTGCAAAAGCGCATTGAAGAGCTTTCTACTAGCGAAGCTTCTACTCAAGAAGAAGTTCAAGAAGTTGAAGAAACCAGTGATGAAACGGCTGAAGCTGTTGAAGAAGTGCTTGATAGCGTTGAAGAGGAATCTTCTGCTAGCATTTCTAATAACAACGAAGCTGCTTCTGCTGAAGAACCAACTTTACGCGAAAAATTTAACCAAGCTTTCTCACAAGAAAACATAGAAATTAAATATTAATCATGGCTATTAGATTATTACCATTCCGTCAGTACGCTGAAGAAGACGTTGTAAATCTGTATGCTAGCACTGAAGCTAACGCAAGCGTTACTTTATCTAGCGACGGTGATGCGGGCGTTTTCGTTAAAGTTAGTGCTGGGGATTTTGGCGCTGATCCCGTAGGATATGCGGATAACGGTTATCTTGGACATACCGATTATCCCTTTATTGGACGGAACCAGTATCCAACTGTCCCACTTAAAGTTGTCGCAGCTACTGCTGGTGATCCTGTTCTTGGAGTTACTTTGCTTCAAACCGCTCAGAACGATGAAAATGGCGAAAAGCTTCTGTACTATCCCCAGAAGAAGCTCGAAACTCAATCTGTATTAACTGGTGAGGCTGTCCCTATTCTCGGAAAGGGAATCGTTACGCTTGACAAGGATACTGCTTTTGATGGCAGCCTTCCTGCTCCCGGTAATTACGTAAAGATTGGTTCTACTGCTGGTAGGCTTGA